TAATATCAGTAATTTTTGTATAAATAGCTCCACTTACTCCAAAATCAACATTGGTATCCTTATATGCACCAATATCACATCTACCACTAGATCCTGTATTCTCTTGTAAATAGCCATTGACGGAGTAAGAATTACCACTACCAACAGTCCAAGTACTCCACCCTGAAGGAAGTGTTACTCCTGTGAAATCTTCAATAACTGTTTTCCTTATTAAATTCTCAGTAGTGTCATTTATGTATAAACCCCTCTCACTATTAGTATCTACAGATGCCATATCTCTTCTATATTATATTAAATGGTGCATGGTCTCTAAACTTTGTACCATAATGAATATCTTTGTCATAATCAATATACCAAGCCCTACCTGTCATCTTACAGATTTTACTAAAACACTCTGATGGTGGCATATAACTGAAAGTCATATTTGATATTGAAATACCTTCTGTAACATTGTCATAAGTAATCCCAGTACCACCACAGTAGTTATCAACAATATCAACGATTATTTCCTTATCGGTCTTATCTTCGTACCCTTCTACTACTAAGTTTCTATCTAAATCTCTAGTGTAATCAACACAATCTATTCTCCACTCAATAAGAGAACCCCTCTTAATTGGGTTTAGTTTTAATATCCTCCCTCCAAACAACTTTACATCATCACCATCTGTAATAACCACCTCCTGATCGCACTCTGGTAATACCCCTGAATCCCTAATAACCATCGTAAAACTCATTACAGAGGCGTCTGAACCCATTTCATCCGTAATCTCTATAGCCCTATTAGAAACATTTAGGGTTCTGTCTGTACCGTCTATTGTTAACGAATAACTAGCCATAACTTCTCCTGTTAGTTCTTAATTTACCAATAATAGCGTCTCCTATTTGTTCTGCATACTCCTGAGCCACTTCTGGTGAGCTTATGTTAGCACCTGACATATTGATACTTAAATTCATAGCACCCGTACCACCAGACATTCCTGTATAATTCTCTGTTAAAACTCTACCTATAGGGGCAAGTTCTATACTTCCTAATTTGTTGATTTCTTTCTCTGCTTTCTTAATCCCAAATTTCAACCTGTCAATTACAGACGGACTGTGCCTCTTAGTTAAATCTAATGCGTCTTGGATCTTGTTTTTTATCTTATCAAATAATCCTGTTATATAATGCCAAAATGCCTCAAACGGATACTTCATTGCTTTCAGTATGCCTTGCTTAAAACTATCTGCTTTAAATATTGCCTTTATCTTATCCACGTGCCATTGTATCTTCTCCTTAATCTCCTTAAAATTCTCAACTGTTTTGTTTCTTAATTCTCCACTCCACTCAATCACTTTAGCCAGAACAGTCATAAGCCCACTTAACGCAGCTATAATTCCTAATACAGCTCCAAGTAAAACTCCACCAATGACTATGGCTACAATTTTAAGAATTTTCTTAAAATCCTCCATTTCCATACCCGACTCTTCCATAGCAATTTTTATACTCTCTTTTAACTTTTCCCAAGCAGGTATTATTGTTACTTCTATAAAATCAACTATCATATCAAAGATAGGTTGCCCGTACTCTTCCCATTTATCTTTAATGACTAACCATGTCTTTTGAATCCACTCCCATATTTTAATTATCGCAGGTACAAACTTGTCTTGAATAAAAGCACTTACATCAGTAAAATCCACACCAAGAGATTTTAGTATCAACCCAAGAGCAACTCCCGCAGCAATAAAAGGTAATAATGGTGCGAATGCAGTCCATAATGCACCCCCCATTGCAACTATCGCAGGAAGTGCAGCACCTAATATTAAAGCAACTATAACTGGAAACCACTCATTAAGTTTAGCAAATACTGCTTCAACTTTTTCTGGTGTAACCTGTTTCATAAACTCCGTAACCTTATCTATCAGTAGACCAAAAGTAGGTAGAAAAACATTTCCAATAGTATTTTCTGCTTCTTCAAAATATCTCTTTAGTGAACCCATTTTCTTACCTGCTGTTTCCATCGCCATATCATACGAACCTGCTACCTTTTTACCTTCCTCCATTATTATATTAACCATTGCCTGTTTCTTCTCCACCTGTGTCAATTCATCACCACTTTTCCCAAGAGTTTCTGCATAAGTATCAAACAATTCTCCCTGATTCATTACAATACCTGCCTGTCTAAGCAACATAGGGTTCATAGTAGCAATTGCGTCTGTCAACCTCCCTGTCATTGCACTAGAATCCTCTCCTGCCACAACTGCTAAGTCCTGTGCAACACGAGCAATTTTACTGGCATCTGCTACATCTAACTGAGATTGCATAAATCTTGTTAGGATATTCCTCGACTCTTGAGTAGTAATACCTTGCTTTTTCAATATTTCCTCTTGCTCTTTTAACACCTTTGTAGAAACTCCTGTTGATTTAGCAACTGCCTCCATAGCAATACCCATTGTTTCTGTTCTTGCCGCAGTTAGGGTTGCCTTCCCAATATAAACACCAATAGCAGTACCCAAAGCAGTCATAGTACCTAGGAACATTTTAGATCCTCTCTCTGCATCTTTGAACGCTGTTGTTAGTGATTTCCCTGTTTTTTTACCTGTGTTCTGAATCCCGTCAAGAGTACTTTTGGCTTTATCCATTTTCGCCTCAAAATCTTTAATATCAGCCACAAGTGTTGCTGTTATATCACCTAGACTTGCCATTTTTTACTTTTATAAACTTAGATTTATCATTCAATTTGTTCTTTAAATCATCAATTCCTACTCTATCTATACCGTTTTTATAAGGTTCTGTATCTTCCCTTAACTCCCTAAATAACGTGTTAGGGTCTTTTGAGAAAGGATTATGAATTATTGCTAATGATAAGAGTGCCTCTCTTTTCTTTCGTTTCTCTATAACATTTAGAAAACCTAATAAATCTCCCAAGTGTAAATAATCTAATATGTAGTCAAGAGTCCAACTATATTCCGAAGAAAGTACATCAATGATACTATAAAGCCAACCTTTCTCTACTTGGCTGTCTTGAATATCTTGCTGATTTCCCCGAACTCTTTTTTTACTAACTCTATATCATTAACTTCTAAAAGAACTTTGAACAACCTAATTGCTTCTGCTAACTCTAATTCCTCTACTTCCTTTTTAGGTATTTTACTTAACCTTGATAAAATAGTGAATATCTCATCACTTGAACTTGTTAATAGTTTTACAAATATCCTAACATTACTTGAACTATCAGAACCATCAACATCTATATCTTTAATTTTATCTGGTATAGTGTCAAAAACCTCTAATACAGCCAATAATTCCCTTAAAGGGACTGACTGTATTTCAACTTCTTTACCACTTAACTTAACCTTTTGTTTTTTCATACTTAGCGACTCTTTAAGAGTTCTCTGCTAAAATTAAATCCTTAACTGGTGCTATCACCCACGAAACCGAGATATCCTCCATCACTTTGACTCTCGTCTAATAGGGCTGTGAATTCTACTTCTATTACTCTCTCACCATCATTAGCGTAAGGTAATTCAATACTATTGCTTACTACTGCTTTGTAAAATACCACATCATCATCTAAGTTGTCTGAAGCGTTCTCAACAGGGTGTAGTACCAACTGCTGTGCTTCATCTAACAGCGAGTCTCCTACTGAAGAACCTATTGTTAGTTTACTACCACTCGTAGTACCCTCTGGTATTGCTATTTGTAGATTAGCTAAGGTTGCCTCTGCTAATGGTACTGTAGCTATTAGCTTCTCTCCCAGTAACCTTTTATCCACTACGGTCTCCCCATAAGCGTCTACCGTAACATCATGGTAGGTTGGCTCGTATGATACTGTAACACCACCTTTAGTATGACCTAAGTCAGTACTATTGAAGGATACAGAACATACTCCTAATTTTACATTGGCTATATCGCTGCTCATAAATATATAAATTAAAACTTAATTACTTCTTTTTTCCCAGAGGACTCTTGAAACGAATAGTTACAATCTCCTTACATCTAGGACATTTTATCCTAATCCTTCCGTTGTAAACATACTCCTCTAGTAGTAAAGCTCTACATTTTGGACACCTCAACTCTCTGTATACTTCACCATCATATTTTATCATATTTAGCGACCCCTTATCTTACAACTAAAGTTCGCACTATATTCTATCCTTTCTTTATCATCTCTACCCAGAGTGTTAATTTCCCCGTTTAAGAGAATAGAATAATAATGATTACCGTCTGTAACTAAGACCTCGTTGTACTTCTGGTGTAGATCGTCCACCATACCCTTTAACTTGTCGTAAACTACACTAGCACTTTCTCCTCTAACTAAAATCTCAAAACTAGGACTTCCTATAGGTAAATCTATGTCAGGTACTGAACCCCCAGTAGTAAATATAGCTATCACGTTTGAACTTACATCAGGAAGCATATCAACAAACAAATCTGTACCCAAAGTACCATGACCTTCATCTTCTAAATACTGTGCTATTTCTAATGCTACTTGATTCATTTCATAACCTGTTTTAATTTATTAAGAAAATGACCTTGCCAATTTCCCATGTTCTGCTCAATCGGTTGCTCTAAATACTTTGCTTTCCTACCATTTTGAAAATGATATTCAGGGTGTTCGTGTAATCTCGCTGCATATTTCGTATAGTAGCCCATTTCAAATCCAATACTCTGTTTATCAGCAATAGGTTTAGTTCTCCAACTATCTCTAAGCGTTCCTATATCCAAAGGAACTTGTCGCTCCGATTCGTTTCCTATTACTATCACTGCTTCTTCACTAGCTTCCCACAAGCCCTCAACCATCTTTTCTACTAGCTCTTTAGCTTTCTTAGGAACATCATGCTCCCATTCTATATCAACCTTCGCCATACCGTTTGCAAATCAATTTAATATCCCTCGTATGCCCTACTTCATTCTTTGGCTTCGCTACTGCTAATACTAAATAATCTATATCGTTATACCCCAATTTCTGTCCTATTTCTGCGTCTTCATCTATTGGCAAATGAACTATTAAATCGCTCATAACTCTGTTTCCTCTAGGGTCTAATACTTCCGAGGATTTTTCTATAACACGGGCTTTAATAGTTGATCCACTTTCCCATGTTTTTTCTCCATAGTCGTTTCTAGCTTCTGAGTCATAAATTGTTACTGCGTCGTTGTATACCATTGTATTAAACTATATTTTATCTACCATAATTTTATACTATCAATTTACCCCTTCTATTAACTAACCCTCTTAAATACTCCCGAGCTTTAGGTGCTATTTCTCTTCTAGTACCTTTAACAGTTTCATAATCGTAACCGTCTATATTCTCTGAGGTCTTATCAACTCCACTAATAAAGAAGTCGTCCCCCATTTCTATCATATACTGAACTTGTGCTAATGTTGCCTTTTTAACTTGCTCAGGAATATACTTGTAATAAACATTGTCTATTAACTTGTAATCTATACCTCTAGGAAACTTTGCTAATTGATATATTCTATACACCGAAGTTGTGTCTATAGCACTTGTAAAAGCACTCTGTACTGTTAGCACACCCTCTGTATTATTGCTAATTATCACTTTGGATTCTCCTGAATTAGTACCACTTATAATCTCTAAAAGACAATAACTAAGTATGTTCTCCGTTACCGAATTAACCTGAGAACCTGAACGTGTATCTTCTAAGGTAGTTGTAGTCCCTCCTGTAGCGACACCAGACCTTTCGTACTTCATAAAAGCATTTTGAAAACCTATGTACTTGTCAATTATTTCTTCTGCTAATTCTATTCGCTCTATTGCTTCACTTTCATCGGTTATCGCAATATCACAATAATCTTCAACCTCAGATTTCGTTGCGTAACCTCTTTTTGTTTCTATCATATTTACTTTGAATTAAATTAACATTTAGGTTTTCGTGTCTTAACCTTGTAGGATTTTTCTTCTATATTATACCATTTTGAGCTATTATCCTGTTGCCACAAAGAACCCTCCTTATCATACCAATCCTTTGTATCTTTAGTTTTCCAATCTTCCTTAGTGTCTGAATACCACGGACAACCCAGTCCAATAATATACAACCCTCTCTCACTACCCATATTCGCATCTATATATATACCTCTTTCCGAATAGGTATCAATATACCCCCAGATATATAAGTTCCTGTTAGAATCGCTTGTAGCGACCCCAGAGGCATATATCTCCCTCTCCTCGTAATCAGTTAAGCAACCCTCAATCCAGAGTCCAATTTCGGAAGTATCACTAGACCCTGCTCCTATGTAAATAGTTCTTTCTGAACTACTTGTACCAATTCCAGAGATATATAGTGTCCTTACACTCGAACCTCCCAGTCCTCCTATTATGTAAAATCCTCTCTCAGAATAAGAACTACTAGAACCCTGTATATACAATATCCTTTCAGAACTGTTTTCGATGTCAATTCCCTCTAGGTAAATGGCTCTTTCACTTATTACAGATTCACCCTCAAGATATAATGCTCTCTCGCTATTAGAACTGGATTGTCCGTATACCCATAATGCCCTCTCTGAACCATCATCAGTAGTCCCCCAAATGTAAATGCTTCTCTCTGAACCTCCTGCTAACTTACCCTGAATATAAAGAGTCCTCTCCGATTGAACTCCATACCTCCCTTCTCCATATTTGATTGTTCCAAACTTAGCCACACTTTTTAGTTTCTCTTAAATTATAAACCTTGCTTTTGTTCTTTCAAGCCAGTAGTTACTCATAATATCATTATTCTTTATCTTGCTCTTTAGGTAATTCTGCTACCTGCATTTGTATGACCAAACTGTATGTGTTGTCGTCACGCATCTTATACGCTGGAACTGCTAACAGTTGATAGCCATACTCTTGTACTAGCTCATTATATTTAGAAATAAACTCTTGAGTTTTATTTTCAACTGGCTCTACAGTTGTTTGTTGTTTAGTCTGCATTGTAATGCCCTACTAAAATTATATATCGCTAACTGCATCTGCAAAGAATGCTAATGATTCATCCCTAGACTCTCCTTCTTCGGAGACTTCTTTACTAGCTTCTGCTATCGCTTTTTCCTTTAACGCTTCGTAAGCTGTCTTCTTAACTTTGTCTTTAATTTTAGTATCGTCCTTCAATATTTTATCATTGAACTCACTACCCAAATCTATTTGAAACTGGTCTATGACTGCTGTAAGGTCTGCTAACCTTGTTTCTCTATCCTTATATAGACCGAATGTAGCAACTGCGTCTGCTCTGTCTGCATTACAATCAATCTGTAAAATTCGCCAATACTCACACTCAGACCCTTTTCTTTGTGTTTTCTTTATAATTGCCATAATACTCTAAACTAAATTTAACTAAACTCATAACTCTATTATACCTTAAGCACTACTGAGAGCCTCCCACCCAGTTGCACCTCCAACCATCAACTTATTTAATGTTAGGTCAAAATACAATCCACCTTTAACATAAGCTGGAGCAGAGGCAGTTGCTGCCTGTAAGGGAAAGAATACACCAGTACCAGAAACTTTTACTAAAACTGTAGCACTTGAGTTTTGAATTTCTACAAGGTTAGCTGTCTGGGTAGCGTTACCTTTGACAATGAGTTGTTGGGTATCTGCTGAACCTACTATATGAAGTTTAGCTGTTGGAGCTGTTATCTCGATGCCGACGTTGCCTGTAAAGTTCCAATCTGTTCCATCATTTTGTGCTTTTATTGCCCCAGTACCATTTGCCAGAATAATATTATTAGTCAAACCAGCAGCAAGTCCAGTAACATTTGCTCCTAAAATAGTATTACCTGAACCATAAGTTATACCTCTGCCTGTATTGTAACCAACCCCTGTATTAGAAGAACCAATGGTGTTGGAGTGAAGAGCAGCATATCCCTGAGCAGAGTTTCTGATACCTGTGGTGTTGGAGTAGAGAGCATACACTCCCTGAGCAGAGTTGTAGCTACCTGTGGTGTTGGAGTAGAGAGCATACATTCCCTGAGCAGAGTTTTGGCTACCTGTGGTGTTGGAGTGAAGAGCAGCATATCCCTGAGCAGAGTTGTAGCTACCTGTGGTGTTGGAGTAGAGAGCATACATTCCCTGAGCAGAGTT